CCGGAGTGCCTACGAAAGCAAGTGGGGATGGCTGCTGCCGGGCGGCGCTCTCGTGAAAGCGATCTTCGGTTTGCGCGATAACTGGCAGTCGATCTGGGAAGGCATTCGCACCTTCTTTGAGGGCAAAGTCGAGTTCATCCGCGGCCTCGTAGATTCGAAATTCTCGTGGTTGATGCCGGGTGGTCTTTTGCTCACGGCCTTGTTCGGCCTGCGCGACGTCTGGGCGACGATCTGGACGGGGATCAAGTCCGCGGTCCAGGGAGCGTGGGACGCTATCTCGCCCATCATCGACAAGATCGCAGCCGCCCTCGATAAAGTATCGGGCGCCGTCGACAAGGTGACGGGCGTCGGCGGCAGCATCCTAGGTGGCATCAAGGACTTCGTAGTCCCTGAGTTCGCCCAAGGCGGCATCGTCCCTGGGCCTGTGGGCGCTCCACAGCTCGCTGTCGTTCATGGTGGCGAAGCGGTATTGACACCGCAGCAGCAAGCAAGCGGCGGTGGCGCTCCCATCGTCAACGTGCGTGTCATTATCGGTGCGAGCGAACTCCATAACTTCATCGTCGAGATGGACCAGATGATGGGCCAGAACGCGGTGCGCAACGAACAGGTCAGGGGTTCGTAAGTGGCGACCACGATCCAGCTCATCGACGGGACGAACACCGTCGATCTAAATGACGGTAGCGCGTTCTCCGTCCAGCAGGACGGCCTTCAGGCCCCCGTTCCAGCCCTCAAAACGATATTCGGTGGCGACCGCAACCTCAGCCGCGCCGGCGCTCGTATCAAGCGCGGTGGCCCCCATCAGAACCGGATCGTCACCGTCTGGGTCGACGTCCTTGGCTCGTCGAACGACGTGCTGGCAACGAACGTCCAGAGCGTCGAAGCGCAACTCCGCCGGGCGCAAGAGTTCGCGGCGTTCGGGCTCGGCGCGCAGATGCAGCTCAAGCTCCAGTGGAATTCAGCGACGAACGCCGTATTTTTCAATGTCCTGACAGGCACGTTCGACGCGCTTGGGCCTAATGCGCACGGGCCGAATTACGCGGTCAACACGCGCTTGAACCGCCGGCGTCTCGATCTGATCTGCGAGCCATACGCCGTCGGGACGCAGGAGTCGCTTGAAAATCTCCTCGACAATGCCGCATTCGAGCTCGGCTCGACCGCTGCGGCCGATTGGACAGACCAGAACCTGACGGCTGCGGCCGAGACCACGATCACCGACGGCCGCGCCAAGGCCGCGAAGATAACCGCGAACGCGTCCGGAGCTGTCCCACGGCGTGAGCAGGCGGTCACGGTCGTCACCGCGACCGCTTACCATTTCTCGATCCGCATCAGGGGCGCTTCGGGCAATAATCAGTCGTGGCAGATCCGCGCCGTCAGCGGCGGCAACTCGGACACGCAGGCGATCACGTCGAACGACTCGTTCGCCTGGTACACCGTCAACCTAACGTCAGACGGGACGACGCTGACGGTCTACATCGAGACCACGGGCTCAGTCACCGACACCGACGACATCCTCTACTTGGGCAAGTCCTACGTGGGCACGGGCAGCTCGAGGACGACGGCATGGGTCTCCGGTCGCGATGTCAAGAACCACTGGGCCGGGGAGGACGACGACGCCCAGGCGAGCACGAAGCGGATAGACATCGAGGACATCCCCGGTGACGTCCCGGCCGGCTTGCAGGTCAAGGCGGCTGAGAACGAGATCCATACGAAACTCTGGCTCGGGGCTCGACACGTCGGCCGCCAGAGAGACGCCGGTCTCTGGCACGAGGGCGAGGACCTCGCCGGTCTGGGCACCGTCAGCGACTCGAATTCCTCGGATACCAACTACGGCAGCTCGTTTCTGAGAGCGGTGTTCGATGCGACGGCAGACGACAACGGGAGCGCGGCGTCGGCGACACACACGCTGTCGCACACCTGCTCGACTGAGCAAAACCGATGCCTGCTCGTGTGGGTCACTTGTGTGGATGCGACAGAGACAGCCCCTAGCGGGGTGACGTACAACTCGGTAGCCATGACGAAGAAGGGGTCAACTGCGACGAATGGGACCATGAGCATCTCGCTTTGGCAGCTCGTTGCCCCCGCCACCGGAGCCAACAACATCGTCGCTACCTTCGGGACCGCCTGCGACGCCATCCATATCGGTTCGTTGAGCTTTTACGGAGTCAACCAGACGACACCTTTGGGCACTGCTGCGACAGCCACGGGGTCGAGTGTCACGCCGAGCGTCAATGTCGCCTGTGGCGTTGACGATGTCGTCACCGACGGCGCCACGATCCAGGCAGTCGGTACTCCATTCACCCCGGGGTCCGGCCAGACTGAGCGCTGGGACCGCTCATTCCAGGGCAGTAGCGGTGCCGACGTGACGGGCTCGACGGAGCGCGCCACGGGAACCACTACCACGATGGATCACACAGTCTCGACGACCGGCACCTCGGGGGCCTGGGCGATTATCGGCGTTGCCGTCAACGGCATCGGTGGCAGCGGCAAGGGCTCTGCGGCCGCTACCCCGGCAATCTTCACTGTAACTATTACGACGCCGTCGCGTGGACAATATCGCGTGGTCGCCCGGCTCAACGAGCAGGGGACGGCTGCCGACATTCGCGTCGGCGTCGGATACGCCTACGGTGACATCACGTCAGACCCGAGCGTTGCGGCAGACTACCAGGCCGCATCCGGAAGCGAATTCCACATTCTTGATCTGGGCACGCTGACGATCCCACCCCTCACGATTCCCGACAACATGACCATCGGTTCCTTCACCGTCCGCCTCGCTGTCTACTCAGCTGAGGCAAGCAACTATGATGACGAGCTCCGTTTGGATTGGGTGTTCCTCGTCCCGGTCGACTTCGGATCGGGCTACGTCAGCAAGTCGATTGCGCAGGATGTCATCCTGGGCGACAGTATTTCAGACACCCACCGCTACGTTCTCCTCAACACGTCTGATGTCGTTCAGTCGGCGCCCGCAGCACAAGGTGGCGATCCGCCCGAGGCCCACCCAGCTGGCACGCGCCTCTACTTCGTCAGCGACGATGGCGCCGCCGACAAGGACGACGGCTGGACGGTCTCACTAACCTATGAGCCGCGTTTTCTCTCGGTCGCCGGGACGTAGGCGATGGCATTCCAGACTGGCCTCCGCATCCTGGTGTGGGACACCTACAGCAAGGGCTACCTCGTTGACGAGCTCTCTGACTACAAGGAACTGAGGTTTACGACCTTGCTCCACGGTGGGTTCGGACGGCTCACGCTCTCGATTGCCATGGACCTCCCCTTGATCTGGACGTGGCTGAGTCGCGAAGGCTCGGTCGGGAGGCACTTCGCGCACATCGAAGTCCTCGAGGAGCAGCGGATCGTCTGGGAAGGGCGGGTGATGGCCATCGGGTTTGACGTCGGCGCTCCAGACATGGCGCTGATGATAGAGGCGGCCGGCTACTGGAATTCATGTCGGGATCAGCTCTACGACGCGGCCGACTCTGGGAACACCGATTGGACTGCCGGCGGACCGCACACAGGCGACGACATCATCAAGGAGCTGCTGACGAAGGAGTGCCCCGACATCAACAGCGATCAGTCGGGGATCGAGGACTCGAGCCTGAACCTGGCGGGGATCGATCTGACCGCCCGCGCCTATCCGCAGGACATCATCATCGAGAACTTGCCTCATACGAGCGACGGCACGGACCAGTGGTATTTCGCGATCTGGGAGGAACGGCTCGCTTTCTACAAGGCCCGGGCTGTTGATCCGGTGATCTGGACTACCCACCTGAGCGAGCTGGCGCCTGGTTCCCGTCTCGAGCAGGATGCGTACCTGCTCCGCAATAACGTCCTACCGGTTAAGGATGGTGTGGAGGGAACGGCGGCTGGGGATTCCGACTCGCAGTCGCTCTACCCGGTGCGTGACCTGATGCTGACGATCGGCAAGGGGGTCCCAACGGCGGCGGAGAACGACGAGCGTGACCGGGCGCTCGCGGAGAAGAAGGGCCCGCGCCAATCGCAGACGTTCGTCATAGACGGCAGCGTACTCGATACGCGGGGTGGCGGAGCCGGGTTCGCGTCGCCCCTCTGGCGTATCCGTGCGGGCGACTCGCTTCGGGTCGAGGACTTGGTCCCGTTCTCGGCTGCGAGTCCCACGCTTGACGACCTCCGCACGTTTTTCATCATCTCGACCGGCTATGACGCGGTGCTCGATCGCGCTTGGATCGTCCCTGACCGTCCGCTGACGGGCCTCTCGGCCATCTTGGGGCGAACCGTCACCGTCGAGCCGGACAGGTAGGGCGAGGAAGCAATGCCACCGACCAAGCAGCACCCCATCGAGTCACTGATGGAACGGGCACTCGACGGCCTGGACGACCAGGGGCTGAACGGCCTCGACGACCGGCAGTTCCAGGCCGTTTTGATGCACTACGTTATCGCGGCGGTTAGGAACGGCAACGGGCATCGGAGCAAGCGCCAGTGGGCGGGACTCATCACGGCGGCGACGACGGTGTTCGGCGCTTTCGGGATCGGGATCGGGACCGGTGTGGCCAAGGTGCTTGGAGGTTGAAATGCTCGAACGGTTGATGACGTTTCTGGTGAGCCGGTACGTCCGGGGCAAGCTCAAGAGCGAGCTGCAGAAGGCTGCTGACGCGGGTGACGTGTGGTCGCCGGCGGCGCTCCAGTGGATTCCAGTCGCTGAGCAAGGCCTCGACTTGGGGTCACGGGCGCTGAGCCGCGATTGGCCTCACCCGAACGCGTGGCGGGTCCTGGGCGACACGTTCCGCGGCGCCTGCTACGCGGTCGCGGAAGCCCAGGACGTGTGGGAAGGTACCAGCGACGGCCAGACTGTCGCGCCATCCGTGTGACATCCGCCCCTTGAATCGGCGGCACGCTCCGGCGAACATGCCGTCCGTGGAGAGCATGGCGCATACGCTCTCCTCCTCCGTGGCCCCTGGGGTAGTGCAGAGCAGCCCCAGGGGCTCGCTCGTGGGGGCTCATGGGGATTCCGCGACGGTCCGAGAACTTTGGCCTGCTCAGGCTATCGTGCGAGTGCGGAGCGCGGCTGGCCGGCAAGGTCGCTCCGGACAAGACGATCGCCGCAGTGCACCTGTTCAAGGCGCACCACACCGGGAAGCGGTGCGCACCCACGTGGGGGCTTGGCGACCTCGAGACGTACGCGGTCGACCGCACGCACCGGCTCACGCCGCAGGAGGTCTGCGCTTCCGCACCATGGATCAGCCAGGGTTGACGGTCGCTACTCGGAAGGAAACACCTGCTCGAGCGCCGCGCTGATGTTCGCCGACTCGACCCCGTTTCGCTCAAGGTTGGCCGTGAAGTCGCGGAGCGGAACGGATTGTCGGCTGAGGTCAATCACTAGCCGGTCGGCGCTATTC